CCCGTTCAGCCGGCACATGATAAGGCTTACGCTTTGGCTGCTTACGCTGTACGTCCGCTCCATGCTGCCCTTGTCCGTGCTGTCTACGGTGTTGAAATACACTTTATCCGGCCATATGCAAACATACGCGCCCATGCTGATGATCTTTTTCGGCAGCATGGCCGCGTCGTCGCTTACGGTCAGTCCGCTGACCGGTATAAAGTTGTAATATACCTGCGTCCCGCGGATAAATACCAGCTGGTCCCGCCCGTGTATGCCCGTCAGCGGCACCGGTTCCTGTCCTTCTTCGTCATAGCTGCTTATCCCGCGCTTTTTCCGCAGCGAAAGAAGCGGGTAATTGTCCCCGCTCATATTCTGCATGTCGTACATTTCCCCGTCGCTGATGATCGGGTTATGGTTGTACCCGTAAAATGCGCTTGTCATCAGTATAGACTGTGAGCCCGGTCTGAGCTGCGGCATATTCAGCATTTTCTTCTGCTCCTTATATGATAAATCGCGGAATCGGCGTGATCGGCATATGCTCCCGCCGCCAGTAATTGCCAAATTCCGTGTACAGGTTTTCAAACAATGCCCTGTGGTTGTTGTACTTGTCTATCTCGTCGTTCTGCAGGTCTATCCCGGCCATGATGTAATACGCATACAGCCTGCCGAACCGGTCCGGCACCAGCAGCACCGTATCACCGTCTGTTTCTGTATCGTAATGCGGGCAGGTTTCCTGCTCCTGTGTGTGCGCGTTTTTCATAATGACTTCATCATGCACCATTGCTTCCACTTCGTTCAGCAGGCGCATTTTCATTGCGTCATCCATCAGGTTTTCTTTCAGCTCGTCCGCCAGGCTCAGCGCTTCCTGTACTGTCATACTGCCCTGTCCTCCTTAAAAAATGCAGGCGGGAATACTTCTGCACTCCCGCCTGCATGCGCTCAGTGTCTGATGTCCTCTTCTTCGTGCGGGTTGCTTCTCGGATCGTAAACCTTTACTTCCTCGTCCGCAAAATACTGCGCGTGCTTTTCCGCCCGGATCATGTCCACCAGGCAGGCCGCAAATGGCAGCGGCATTTCCTGGTATTCATTGTTTGCCGGTACCTGGAAACTCCGTCCGTTCACGCATCCCCAGTAATACCGGTCATTGCAGTCCCTGCGTACCGGTACCCGGATGCTCACTTTCACGCCGAAGGGGTCTTTCCCTTCCTTGATGGCCTCCGCGTATTTCAGCTGCACCGTTTCAAAATCATTGCCCTTGGCAATGGTCGCGTTCAGCTTCTGCGCCTCCGCCAGCTGCCTTTTCAGCTCTGCTATCTCCCGGTCCTTCTCGCTGTATCCTTCTCCCGGTTTCGGTGCCTCCGCTGTTTCGGTTACCAGCGCTGCTGGATCTTCCATCAGGTTTTCTGCGGCCTTGTCTTTCTTTGTTGCCATGGTTTATTCATCCTTTCTGCCCTTTGGTGGGCGAGCCCGTTTTTATCCGTTAAACCTTCACGATGGTTCCGGCCTTTACCAGCTCGGCCACGATTTCCGCGCTCAGCGTTACCGCCTGGCCGTCGCCAGCTACGTCGATGATGGCGCCGTTCGGTCCCAGCACCAGCTGCAGGTTCCGCTGCAGGTGCGTCTTGCTGCCGTTCACCCATACGTCGCAGTTTTCCACGATTTTGTACAGGTTGTTCTTCTTGCTCTTCGCCACGATCACAACGTCAGCAGAGCCCATCTTGAAACTGTACACGCCCTGGGCGCTCACCTCAAGCGTCACGCCGCCGCTCAGCACTTCTACGCTCGCCAGTTCGTAGGTGCTGGCCGGGGTCAGGGTCAGGGTAACGGTCGCGTTCGCCTGTACGTCGCTGGTGCTGCTTGCGCTGGCTGCACTGAATCCGCCATCCGACACAACGCTTACATTGTGTCCGCCCGCAAACAGCTGCAGGAACATGATCTTTTTCATGGTCTTTTTCTCCTTTCATTTACGGGTAAGCCCGGACGGGTTCTCCCGTCCGGGTTGTGTCATGGTTTAGGCCGCTTCGTAATCGGCCAGGCCCAGGTTGTCTTCCTCAATGGAAGAATACCGGCTGCTGCCGCTCCACAGAACCAGCATCCGCTCCTGGTACAGGATCTTGCAGGCCATGCTGCCCTTCACGCCTACGGTGCCGAACTGATGCAGCGGGCCTCCCACCTTGGTTTCGTCTTCGATAATCATTTCCATGTTGCCGCCTTCGGGGTCAACGATGGCAAACGCATCCTTGGCGAAAATCAGGGTCTTGAAGGTCGCATAGGTCTGTCCGTTACTCTTGATGACCGGGGCCAGGTTGCTTTCCACGAACCGGATACCGTGCATGCGGCCGATTTCTCCGTTGAAGATTTCTTCCGCCGCGCTGTACTGGTGCGCTTCAATCCAGGCCTTGTCCTTCGTCCGCAGGTCCTCCGCCACGTCTGGATGGATCACGGCCACGTAATAGTTGCCTTCGTACTTCTTCATCTTCGCAGTCTTTTTCAGCTGCGTTGCGGCACGGGCCAGCATTTCGCCGGTCACATTGCAGTCGTACGATCCCAGCGCGGTCTGCAGTTCTGCTTCGCTGGTGGGCGTACTGACATAGGCGCCGGTACTCCTGTTGATCGCGTCGCAGAACAGCAGGTTCGTTCCGCCGCACAGGGTATTGCGGATCAGTTCTTCATACGTCAGCGCGTAGCTGGCGCTCAGCTCTTCCTCCGCGCCCAGCACGATAGGATGGACGCCGTGCTTTTTCGACAGGTCACTGATGGCGACGTAATCACCGTACTGGCTGATAGATACGGTGATTGCCACAATACCCATCTTTTTACCAGTCGGGATAACGGCCTCCTTCAGCTTGTGAACGCGGCCCAGGGTCTGCCAGCGGGTCCATTCGATGCTGGTACCTTCATGCGCCGGCAGGGTCTGCTTCATACCCAGCTGTCCAAAGATCATCTGATCCCTGGTGTTGTCCAGCATGTCGGTATCGAAAAAGGTCTTGTTCAGGGGTCCCAGGTCGTCGCTGCCGGGGGTGAACGGTGTCACGCCTCCGGTATACGCGTTGGTATAACCAGCCAGTGCGTTTACTACAGTTCCTGCTTCAGCAAACAGCTGCAGGTACATAATCAGCTTTTCCATTTTCTAATCCTTTCCCTAATCAAAGCTCACCTGCCTGTCAGGATGCGCCTTGATATAGTCTTTTATTCTTTTTCTTTCGTTCTTGTCCATTGCCGCGGGATTCAGCCGCGGCTCTGCTGCTGCCGCCTGGCTCCTTCCGTTCATGGCGCCTTCGCCGGGCCTTGCCCGCTGCGCCTGAATCGTCTGGCCCAGCTGCTGCCGCGTCCTGTCCATGCCGTAAGCCACGGCCTGCGTCTGCAATTCCTTGCCGTGCAGGGCCATGTATGCCTGTTCAAAGCTCATGCCTACCGCCGGGCTGGTCCACAGCCGGAACTGTTCATTGTTCATTTCAGTGAAAAAGTCGATGTTCGGGTAAACCTTTTTCAGCTCTTCGCACTGTTGCACAAGGCTCTGGATATGTGCCTGGTTCCGGGCAGCCTCCGCCGCCTGGTCGTTGCGCGCCTTCTCCGCTTCCAGTCCCTTGACGTACTTCAGCTGTTCTACGGTCATGTTGCGCTCTTCCGCTTCTTCCTCGTAGATGCTGTCATCGTCCTGGATGATCTGCGCCAGCTCTTCTATGCTTTCCACGCCGGCCTTTTTCATTGCAAAATCAATGATGCCCTTCTGCGCGTCCAGCTGCTTCTGCAGGTCTGCCTGGTTCTTGAAACGGTTCTGGATCGTCGCTGCCACATCCGCCCCGTACTCGTCCTTGTACAGTTCCTTGATTTCGTTCCACGGTTTCCGCCCGTCTGCTGCGGGCTGTTCCGCGGGTGCAGGCGTCTGTACCGGCTGCCTCTGGACCTGCGGCCGCTGGCCTTGCGCATAAGCCTGGCGCATTTCCGGGTGCCTTTTCATCTGCCTGTTCAGCGCTGCCGCGACCTTCGCATTTGCAACCTGCGTACCATCGGCCATTGTCTGCCCTACGGTAAAATCCCCGCCTGTGGCTGCATTGTTTTCAGCGGCTATTGTTTCCGCCCCTCCGCCTGCCGGTTCCGCGGCAGCTCCTTCTTCGCCGGCAAACATCTGCAGAAACATTTTCAGTTTATTCATTGGTTTTCTCCCTTCTGTCCGTTGGTGGACGATCCCTGACTATATTTTGTCACATTCGCTCTTTATACCGAATACACACACTCTTTTATCAGCTCGGCCTGCTGGCGTCCTGTACCCGGTTCCGCGCTTTGCTCACGATGGCGTTTTCCTTTTCTCCGCCCATTTCGCCCAGGCCCTGCGGCATTTTGCCCTGCTGCATCATTCCGGCCGTTCCTCCGCCGCTTTGCATCCCGACGTCCGCCGCCACGCCCTGCAGCACCTGCGCAAGCTGCATCTGTATTTCCGGCTTGTCCGCTGTCGCCTGCAGCGCAATCTGTGCCACCATTGCCAGCACTTCGCGTATGGTACCCTGCTGCTCTATCATTTCCATGAGCTTGTCCTTGTTGCGGAAGTCCATCATGTTCAGCAGCATCATTACCTGGTCGCTCAGCTGCGGGTTAAACGCGCCGATACCCCACAGCTGCAGGGCCAGCTCGTTGTCTACGATCTTGTTTGTTGTCGTTTCACGCTGCGGATGTACTTCAATATCGAATACCGGCAGCCGCAGCCCCGGTTCCTGTCCGGGCAGGTTCGGGATCTGCTGCACCTGCAGCCCTGCGTTGTCATACTGTACATATTCGCTTTCCGTCCCCTGTTCGCCGGTAATGCGGAAGATCCGCGGCACTGTGTAGAATTGCCGCAGCCGTTCGATCACCATGTAAACCAGGTCCTTGTATACCTCGTATGCTTCGCCGTTGCTGTCCTTGCTGGTTTTGCCCGCCGCCTCCTGCAGCGCGGCTATACCGCTGGCCGCTGTCACGCCCTGCGGCGTGCTGCCGTTCACAACGTCCGTACTGCCGGTAATGTACTTGATCGCGTCTATATGGTGCTGCAGGCTGTTCATGGCGCCTCCGCCCAGGTCCGGCACTTCTACGTTGCGCAGCGCGTCCGTCCCCAGGTTGCCGTTCGTCTTTATCAGCATCTTGCGCCAGTTCATAAATTCTTCTTCGTTGATGCTGCCGTCCTGGCGGAAGAAATACCGCGGAATACTCCGCATCAGCGCGTTCATGGTGATTGCGTCGTCCAGCAGGTCTGTTTTCACCTGCTCGCCTACCGCTATATCCGTGTATCCGTAACCGGCCGGGCTGCCCTCCACCGGGAAAAGCGGGTCCAGCACAAACGGATAATTGCCGTCATGGTAATACCCGTCCTGCAGGCTCGCTTCGCCCTTCTGTGCTTCTTCTTCGCTGCTGTACAGGCAGTTCGTCCCGACGAATTTACAGTAATGGAGTATCCTCCGCCCACCGGTGCGCTTTTTGTAATACCAGTCAACCACAACGGCCTTGTTCTGCAGGTCCAGGTTGTCGTCCGTCTTGTACTGGTCTATAAAATGCTTGTCGCCCAGCGGTTTTCCTTTCAATTCCGGGTAATCTTCGTATATTTCTTCCTTGTCTACATAGCTGACAAAGAACAGGTTTTTGCTGTCCTGTATGTCGTTCACGCCCGGCTCCCAGTACAGGTTCAGCATGTTGACTTTTGTTATGGCAATGTCGCCCAGCCCGCCCAGCTTGCCGCTGTCCCAGAACACGCCGTATGCGCCTGTCCCTTCCCGCAGCTTCTGATACTGTACCGCGCTGTAGGTCTTTTTGAACTTGTTCATTTCCATTGCCACCGGTACAATGCTGCTCAGCTGCTTTGCCTCCGGCTCGTCGTCCCGTACCCGCGGCAGAATATACGGTTCCGGGTAGCTGTCCATTGCGTCCGCGTGCTTGCTTACAATGCTGTACCACAGCCACGCCGTCGCCTTCGGCACTTCGGACAGTGTGCCGTTCTTCATCATCTTTTCGATAACGTCCCAGTTATTGAGCTTCCACCATTCCTGGCTGTTCTTGATCCGTTTGTTCACGCTGGCCTTGCCGCTCCTGTACCGCAGCAGCGTATTCAGGGCGCTGTTCAGCCGTTCCTTTGTCATTATCCGGCCCCCGGTTCCTGCGCCGGCGCCCGGTATGCTCTGCCCGGCCATTTCGTCCAGGCTCGCCAGCCCCATTTTGCGGCCCAGCTCGTATGCGTCCTGTGCTTCGGGCGTCAGGCTCCCGCTCAGCCCTTCAATGTCCGCCCCTGTGTGCTGCAGCGGCACCGTCTGCCTCCGCCGTCCTCCGCCGGTCTGTGCCATGCCTCCGCCCTGCTGCATCATGCTGTCCTGCGGCTGCATGTCCTCCGCCGCGCCTACCGGCTGCTGTCCCCTCATTCTTTCCCTCAGTCTGTCAAATACTGCCACCGTTCTTTACCTCCTTCAGTTCTATGTTCCCCGGATAGTTTTCTGCAATGGCCGCCAGCCCCATAACGGCCATTTTGAAATATGCCCTGGCTATCGTATTGCCGTACAGGTCCTTTGCCTTCGCGCTGATCCGCAGCGCCCCGCTGTCCTCGTTCATTTCCCATTTTGCGTATATGTGCCGCGCTTCTTCCCCTTCGTCGTTTATCAGGATGTTCAGCAGCGCCTGCGTTACCGCGCTGATCCCCGCGCAGATAATGTCCTGTCCCTTTGTTCCTCCGCCCGCATGCCCTTTCGCCTGCAGGAAGTATACCGGTCCGCCCGTGTTGTAAATAACCTTCGTCATCCTTTACGCCCTTCTCCCTTCAAACTGGTGCAGCGGGTCCATGCCAAACATCGGGTCAAATGTCGGTTCTTCGTACAGCGGCTTGCACGGCCTGCACATCGCGCAGTATCGCATTTCATCGGGGATATGGTCCTCCACGTCGTCGCTCTTCATGTCCTCCACCATATGCTCGTCGTGTTCCATCAGTGGCAGCACTCTGATTGCGTCCCGGCAGTTTCTGAATATCTGCAGCCGCGGCTGTCCGTACTCGTTGAATTGCATCCGGTATCGCAGCTGGTCCCATCCTGTTATCCGCCGGTTGTCGCCCTTCTCAAAGTAAATGCCGTACTTATACCCCGCTTCTGCGATGCTCGGCCCGCCGTCCTCTTTGAATATTGCCGGGTCCGCTACGCCGTTGATCTTCTTTCCCGCTAACCATGGATGCTCTCTTTCTATACGCGCTATCTGGCTGAAAACCTGGTCCGTTGTCCACTTCAGGCCCTGGTTCGGTACCGCTTCGCCGCCGTTCATTCGCTGCGCGCCGTAAAACTCCATAAACCTGTACATCACGTCATCTTCTGAAATTGCGGTCCATCCAACCGAAAACGGCCGGTAACTGCCCCAGTCAAAGCTCCTGTATATGGTCCAACTCGGCCTGATCTTGAACGGGTTAATGACATGCGTCCATAGCTTGTCGTCGTAATGGTCCGGGTCGTTGATGAAGGAATCAAAGAACTGCCCGCTGTAAATGTCCCAGCTTCCTTCCAGCCATGCTTCGCGGATCTTCGGCGGCAGGTTTTCCAGGAATCGGACGTATTCCGGGCTCAGCTCCATCAGCACCGTGTTGTCCGTTACCTTTGCCTGCACAAAGCTGTAATCCTCCGGCCGCTCGTCGCCCTTGTATATCCTGTCAACAAACAGCCGCTTGATGTACGCATGCCCCGGTCCGCCTGGGTTGCAGGTATACAGGCACCTGTGCGGGAATTTATTTGCGCCGCGGCAGCTGGCTGCTATCATGGTGATCTGCGCTTCTGTCAGCTGCGTTGCCTCTTCAAAGATGATTACGTCATATTCAACGCCTTGAAAATGCTCCGCGTCGCCGTCGTTCATGCAGTACGCAAACTGTATGATGCTGCCGTTGTTGAAGTAAAAGCACAGGTCGTTGTTGTTCCATGTCGCCACGCCTTTTGTTATCAGCTTCAGCGTTGCCAGGTGGTTTTTCTTCAGGTCCACCAGCGTTTTACGGATAATACATATCCGTATGCCCTGGCTGAACGGGTCCGGCCGTCCGTATGTCAGCGCGTACCGTACCGCTATTTCCCGTACTACCCAGCTTTTGCCTCCGCCACGGGCGCCTCCGTATGCCGCGTGCCGCGTTTCCAGGTTCATAAAGAGAAACTGCTTTTTGTTCGGGTATATGTGCCTCTCTTTTGGCAGGATGATTTTACTCATTTGCTTTTTCCTCCTGCCCTGGTTCCTCCGCCGGCTCATGGATATATACAACCATCTGCCCGTTGACCGCGCTTTCGTCCTTCTGCGCTTTCAGTTCCCTTTGTAGCTTCTGTTCCTCCTTCCATTTCTTCGCAATAAATTTCTGGTCTATATTCCTGATGCTGTGCAGGTCCCGCTGCGTCAGTGTCGCCGTCTGTATGGCCCGCGTCAGGCTTTCCGCGTTTCGCAGCTCGCCTTTTTCGGTAAACAGCAGCTTCGGGTTGTCCTTCACCATGGCCGCCAGCTCCACCAGCGCGTCCAGCGTATCGTCCTGCGCCGTTATCAGCTTTGCCAGCTTGTTCGCGCGCGCGTGCGCGATGCGCGCGGTCAGCTGTTCCTCTGTTTTTTCCCTTATTTTTCCCTTCTGGTTTTTCCAACCTTCATTAGAGGCGCGGTTTTGAATGGTTTTCAAATTGACTTTGTATTTCTCCGCCAGCTCCTTCTGTGTAATACCACCCTTCAACCACTCCGCCTTGATCTTGGCCCATGGTATATTTGCCATTGTTTATTTCCCCCTCTGCCCGTCAACGGTGGGCGAATCCTCACTATCATTTTTTCACATTCCCCGCTTTTTCCGAATACATACACAAAAAGAGCGGCATTTCTGCCGCCCTGTACACAATATGTGTTTTATGCTTCTTCCCGCTTTACCACGCCGTAATCCTCGTCCGTCGTTTCACCGTACATTTCTTCCGTTTCGGCTTTCAGCTTCTGGTATGTTTCCTCCATTTCCTTCTGTATTTCCGCTTCTGTATACTTCGGCTCGTCTGTTTTCACCAGGTATGCAATGTTGTACCGGTATCCCTTCTTCCCGTCGGTGTCCTTTACCCGCTGCTCTTCTATCAACCAGAACAGCGTACCGTCCAGCATTTTCCTCCCGCGCTTCGCAAGTTCCGCCTGCTGCTGGTTGAAATCGTCCAGCAGTTTCAGCACGCACTCACCGATTGCGTTTACCCGCTGCCGGCGTCCGCCCAGGCTGTATACCTCCGCCTTGCGGCATATCTCCGCCCGCGCTTTCCGCATTGCGTTCATGTATTTTGCTATTGTGTGCCGGTCCTTTTTGATTTTCTGCT